AACTAAGGGCTAGAGACTTCTCACTGAGTGTTAGTTCTTCAGTCTCCAACATCTCAAACCAATAAGACGCAACAGCGTCAATCTCACTGTTAGGTACTTCGTAATAATCTTCCATTTATTCTCCACTTAATAATCCAGCAATTCTAACCGCTGACTGCTCTCTTCTATTCATATGTGGTGTACCCGGTCTTTCAAAATACTCAGAAAAAGTCTTTGCAATCTCTTTATGTGTACCAGTCTCAAAAGAATTACGTAACGCTTCCCTAGCTTCTCCTCCGAGGTCAATAGGACCAGTGTATATTTGAACCCTGTCACTTTCGTCACCTTCTCTAGAAATCTGAGTATGTCTAGCAGTTGGACCTTCCTCGGTTTTGAATAAACCTGTAGGTACACTCCTGTCGTTGTATATACTTTCAGCTACAAATTGTATTTGTGACTCAGCACTATCGTCTTCTTTGGTATCTTCTAACCACTTATGGTAAGCTTCTTTTTGGAAGTCGAACTGGAAAAGACCGTAACCGTTACCACCGCCTTTCTGTTGTTGTTGGAAGTCAAACGTACCTCCAGTTTCTACGTCGATGTTAGCAAGGATACCAGCCAACGCTCTTTCTGGGAAGTATCTACGTAATATTACCGCTATATCTGTAGGTGTGGACATTATTTAGTTACCTTTAGTTTCCTAAGTTCTTCTAAGTAGGCTGTTCTAACCTCTGGGTTTTCTAGAAGTCTTTCCCGTTCTGTTTGAGCTATTATAGGTTCTTTGACACCACCATATACTAATGTGGGGTAAATCTCACCTAGAGTATCCATTAATTTCTTAACCGCTGTGGGGGTGTTTAGCTTAATACCTAAGTCATCTGAAAGTTTAGCAACCTTAGATATAGCATCTTTAGAGAGTAGTAGATCTCCTATAACAGTATCTGTACTTACTTTAGAACCCGCATCACGCATCCTAGATAATATTCTAATAACCTTCATAGGGGTACTGGAGATTCTATCACGAACTTGTGAAGAAACGTAAGGAATATCCAAGCCGGGTAAATGTTTACTTATGGTTTGTAAGTCAGAATGGGTAACAGTAGCACCTAGATGTGCTATTGTGTTTGAAGACCTAGTTACGGCATCAGCAAACTTCATTGACTTTTCAAGGTCTTTAATATAAGTAGCACCAAAAAGCCTGATAACGGATTCTTTTCTTTCAGGGTCGTTAAGGTACTTCGTAGCTCCTGCTGAGTTCTTCTGAGCCATAGCAATAACCTGCCTACGTACCGCCTGTAAAACATGCTCTTGTATTTTAGGCGGTAATACTTTTACCTGTCCCATAAACGTGTTTAGTTTAGAAATGTCTCCACCCATTATAGATGAGGCAAGGTCTTTATAACTTGGTGTATCTAGACCAGACTTAGTGAGAAAATGAGCAGCTATTTTAGTACCCTCATCAGCCACTGCTAAGTCCAACTCTTTTATCTTTGTTTGTAAAGAACCGTGATTAACAATAACACCTTTAAGTTCTTGTTCTAAACCATCTATTTTATTTATAACGTGCTTATCTTTCTTCATTGCACGTTTTAGTGATACTATATCCAACCTACCGTCTTTAACATGGTCTTTATTAATCTTAGCCAAATAAGCATTACGAGCAATCTCAGCACCTTCTTTACCTGTAACATTTAAGAAGTCATCCAAAGCTGTTTCGTTCTTTAAAATAACAGGAGATATTTCATCAGCATACTTTTTAGCGTTAATTTCCTTAATACCTTGCGTGTTATAAGGAATACCAAGTCTTTCGTAGAATATCTTATCTAAGGCATCTAGTTGGGCGCTATACTTTCCGGGAATACTATTACGAGCATTACGAACAACGTCATCAAGCTCCTCTATCAACCTCTTCTCTGTTTGTGATAGTGGTTTACGTTTAAGCTCATTTATTGCTCTTTTTAATGAATCTACCTGTTTAAAGGACAAAGCAGGATATTTTACAATTGGTTTACCTGTTGTAGGGTTAACAATAACATTCCCTGTATTAAGGTCTTTAAGTTGTTTTGGTTTAAAACTTAAAATAATCTTATCTAATTTAGTTCCTTTACCGAAGACATCGTCTAATTTATTATTCACAACGAACTTATATATTGAATTGACAGCCTCTCCGGGCATTACGACACCTGCTGTTGTTGCTTCATTAATAAGATTAGTATACATAGGAGACATTTCTTGCCTAACTAGCTTTTCTCTCTTCTCTACTAACTTTAGAATAGCCGTTCCTTGTTGTTCTGGTGTCATTCTCGGCTCAAGACCAAGAGTAAGGTTTTCTAACTCTTCATCTAATTTTTGTCTTTGTTGTTTTATGACCTCTTGACGAGCTGATATAGAAGCTGTAACACCTATTGTCTCTGGAAGAGAAGCGTACCTAGTTCCAAATATCTCATCTAGTTTATTATTAAGGTTTCTCGTTACTTCAGCAAGCTCCGACTCAATTTTTCTTCTGAAGTCGGGGTCTCTCTTAGCAAGGCTTGTAACACGTGAAGCCATTGCTGGATTATTTGATAAAGCCACCAACAAGGGGGCGTTTTCTTTGCTTACCCACTGGCTAATTTTATTAAACTCTTCAATAATTTTAGGTAGTTCCTTTACGCCTTCTTCTTTAGCAACAACAGTAAGGAAGTTCTTAACAGCTGATTGGTTTAAAGCACTCACTCCTGTGTCTATATTTGCCTTTAGTTTGTCAATCTTATCAGCAATTACTTTTGGTTTAACAACGGCTGTTGCTATGTTTGTAATAGCAGCTTGTGTTGGCAATGTAGCTGTACCACCACCTACTGCTGCAGTCAGAGAGCCTAAAAACTCACCAACGCCTGATTCAGTACCAAATAAAGCCTTTTCAGTCTTTTTACCAACTTCACCACCTGCCGGGGCAAGCAAGCCAGCAGTAAAAGAACCAACCTCTCTACCTATTATAGATGCTGCTTTCATCGGTCCTAAAAACAAAGAGGCGGGGTCTGCTGCAAAACGAACACCCATACCTACAGACTTTTGACCAAAACTTGATGGTTGCATCTGTAAATCCGCACCTGTAAAACCGGCTAATACTTCTTGCTCTTTTCCTAGATTGGTGATAAAATCACCACCTATACTCTTAAACATTTTTGATGTTATAGGGTTGTATGAATAACTGCCTTCTTCATCCTGTGTAAGACCATAAGATTCTGCCTTGAATAAAACAGAGGGGTCTTCAATTAAATACTTTACAGGGTCAATAATAAAAGTATCTAGAACAGCCTCTCCTAATGCCAGAGTATCTCCCACACCTTTCTTAGCTTCATTCCATAAGAACGTATCCCACTCTGTTTCCGTCTGAGGAGGTAATGGTTCATCACTTCCTAGTAATAATAACTCCTCGTCAGACAGTCCTGATAATAAGGCTTGCCCTTCTGAGATAGTTGTTGGCTGTAAAGCCAATAATTCTTCATCAGATAACTCTGAAAGATTTATATTATTTACCATAGGTTTCCTTATATGAGACCACGTCTACGTCTTTCCGCGTCTATGTCTTCTTGCGTGTAACCACCGCCTGATGTGTCGGCTGGAACACTGAACATATCATTTAAAATCTCATCTGTAACACCTTGGGCGTGTTTCCACGTTTCCTTTAAACGAGCCTGTTCTAGCTTCTGTCTTTCTACAATAACTTCTCTCATAGCGGAAATAAGTGTCTTCTTTTCCTCTACTGTTTCAGCTGCCTCCTTACCTAAGAAGAATCTACTAACAGTGTCTACAATTCGTGTAGGTAAATTACCAACTCTAAGCACTCTCTTAACCTCAACCTCACTTAGTTGAGTATCGCCTGACAATGTTGCTAACATCTTGTCCAGCTGTGGCTGGGCTGCTGGGTTACCAACTTCTAATTGATTTACGAAAGATAAGCCCCTGTCTATTTGTCCAAGAGAATCATTCAAAGGTTTTAAACTTTTATTATAAGCACTATTTATAGCTGTTACAACAGAAGGTGCGAGACCTTCCTGTGCCTTAGTAACACCTGCTGCAGCGATGGCTTCTTTACCTTGTCCCAGCCATTCTAAGAACTTATCATTTCCCTCAACTTCCCCAAATTCCTTTATAAACTCTTGACGTTTATTCTCTTTAGCAATCTTTTCGGAGTCAGGTGTTTTAATAGAAACTGTAGGTGGCTTATCTCTTTCAGCCTGTAAAGATTCTCTTTCTGCCTGAGTAGACAAACTATCAAATACATTCTTAGCTTCTGCAGCATCATCAGTAGCACCAATAGCTTGAAACTTAAGCATAGCATCTTGTATAGTAGCTAACTCATCGCCACCACCTTGAATACCTTGAAGCATCTCTTGTCTGATTTTACTTATTTTTGAAGTCTGAGATTCAAAACCCATCTCACCTTGAGTAAGGCTAAATAAACTTTCTCCAATTGCGTCACTAAGACCAGCACCTGCTCTACGTATTTGGTCTCTTTGCTCAGTAAGCATTCCGCTTATTCCTAAATCTGCCATTATTTAACTCCTGCTAATAAACCTCTTTGAGAAGCCGTCATTCCCGGAGTTGTTTTAAAACCACCACGACTTACGGTTCTAGGCTGTATCTTATCTTGTCCAAACTTAGAAACACCAGCACCTATTTGCTCAAACATACCAGCTCTTCCTGTGTCTCTAGACATACCTGTTTGTAACATTGCTTGTTGTCCTAAACTAGCAGCTGCAGACTGTTGACCACCTAAGCTACCGCCTTGGGCTAGAAGATTACCCGGCATCTGTGCCAGTGTAACAGCACCTTGTAAAGCACCTAGCTGTTGTTGTTGCTGTTGTGCTTGTATTGACTGTGCTTGTTGTAAAGCCTGTGCTTGTCTGGATACGTTTGCTTGTTCCTGCGCTGTACGTAGAGCGCCTGTCTGTAACGCACCTGTGGTTGAACCTAAGAGACCTTGTTGTAGTAACCTACTTTCTAACGCAAGCCTATCTTGTTCCTGTGCTGGAGCAAATAAAGATTGCTGTTGTTCATAGATTTCCTGTTGAGCCTCAAAGGGGTCAAAGGACGTACCTGCTTCACCAAACTGAGTAGACTGTTCAAGCAACGCATCTAACTGAGCTTGTAACTCAGGGTTTAAAGTAGTTGTAGCACGACCGTCCTCAAACGTAGCTTGCCCTGTGGGGTCTGTTACGTCAAACGGTTTAAACTCAGTTGCTTCTGCAAACTGTGCAGCTCTTTGTTCTGAACGCTTGGCAGCCTTATCTGCGAAGATACCACTTATAAGGTTTCCAGCAAGTCCCCAGAATCCACTGCTTCCTAATAATCCTAACATATTATATCTTCTCCTATGCTGTGCGTTTCCACATGTAAACAACTACATATGGTTGTAAGTTATTATGTGCTGTACCACTTCCTGTTGAACTTGTAGTCTCGTTACTCGCACTCCCAGTAATATCAGTTCTTGTTCTATTGGCATCCGTTCCTCCGTAAAGCTTATCAGCTACAGTAGTATGTGACACCGTATGTGTATGTGAAGGAAGTTCAGCTTCTATTAGTGCGTGTGTCTCAGAACCACCAGTTGCACCTGCTGTACTGAACGTACCAGAGCCAGCCTTACCTACTAGAACCTTACCTTCACCAAACGCAGCCCACGTACCGCCTAATGCCCCTGCGGGATTAGTAGAAATAGTGGTTGTGTAAAGAGAACCTACTGGATAGATAGCATTAATAATATTCTGCTTAGTATCTGTACCGCTTAGTTCTGCTTGGACGTAGGCTGTTGTTGCTATCTGTGTTGTATTAGTATCTGAAGCTGCCGTAGGAGCTGTTGGAGTTCCTGTTAAGGCTGGGCTTGCTATATCTGCCTTAGTGTTAATCGCTGTCTGAGCAGCTGTAAATTCATCGTTGAAGTCACCACCAGAAATAACCTTATTTGGGTTACTATCTGCTAGAGAGTTCTTACCTGACCAGTCTACCTGTATAGTATAGTTTGACATTATCTTATCTTCCCTGTTTTTGCTGAAATAGTTATGTTCTGAATAGCTGCTTTTTCACCCGCAACCGTATTGGCAACCTCTAATTGCATAGTCTTAGCAGACCTGCTTAAAGGTACTTTATATTCTACTGGGCTGTATGTTGGTACAAACTTAGAAGCACCGTACAAAGACGTAGAATCTCCCCAAAGAGCTGGAGCGCCTCCTGTGGATGGTCTAAGGTTTATGTTGGTGGAGACACCTGTTTGTTCATAATCCCTGAACCAAGTCATAGACATAACAGAGTTTTTACCACCTGTTATTACCGCAGTAAGTTTTTTAAGTAACTTAGAAATTCCGGGTATTCCGAAATCCATCCAAGTAGTTTTAAAACGAGACTCATAGTTGGTATCATAGTTCAACCAGCAAGTGCTTGTTGTTGACTCCCATACACCACCTGCTGTTTCACAAGCTGATTGTGTTCCGTATGTTGTAGTCTCTTCTGTGTATGACTTGTCTAAGTAACCTGTATATTTAGACACAGCACCAACAGCTTCTTCATCTAAAAGGTCTTCACTTCCGTGACCTACCCACATATCACCACCAAGTGTATATAGATATGACGTTGGTCTCTTACCTTTAGAAGTAACCCATTTAGTTACCACCGGTGTTCCGTCTTGATTAGTAGCTCTAAAGTCTAAAACAAACGTAAGGTCTTTATGTCCTAATGTTAAGGCATAGAAACCGTACTCAGAATTATACACTGATTTTACTTGGTCTACAGCACCATTTGTTCTTGGTATGTTTCTGTTAACGTCTTCCTTGATATTCTTTGTAAGGTCTGTTAAAGGAAGGTTATCTTTCTCTGTAGTACGTGCTAATGAACGTACACCTGTTTCAGACAAGAAGATAATATCGTCACCGTAAGATTGTACAGAGTCACGAGCGATACAACCCACACCTTTAATAAGGTCTTGTAGTTGGAACGTAGAACCTGATGTACCAGCGTCCCAAGGGTTAGCATAAATAGCTATGTTTCTCTTACCAAAGATAACAAGTCGGTTATAGAAAGAAGCTAACGCTACAACTTCATCAGTACCCCAAACAGTCTGTAGGTCTATCTGACCAGCTGTTCCGGTGTTCCATTTGTGTCCTTGTAAGTTGTCAGAACGTAACACTAGGTTCTTATTCTCACCTATACCACCAACCCATACACTGCCAAAGTCAGCCATAATACATTGAGGATTAAAGGTGGTTACACTAGAAGGCGCACCGTATGAAGCGTGTTCCTTAATAGCTAACATGTTACCAGTAGTTTGTTCTACCTGTATTGGTAGGTGTCCTCTTTGTACGCCATATAAATGGTTGTTAAAACTAGCCCATTGCCAGTTACCGTCTGTAACAGTTGGGGCTGTTCCTGTGAAAGATTGAGCCGTAAGCGTGTGTGGTTTCTTAGAGGTGTCTAACTCATAAACGCTTGTACCTATACCACAATAATAAGAAATAGTTCCGTCTTTGTCTAACCTTTCACCGATAGACTTAACAATTTTAGTATTGTTTACAGAAGAAGTTGCGTCTGTAAGACCTACAGAAACTTGTTGTATGCCTTGTCTAGAAGTCAACCTACCTTCTGTATCAAGCATTACGTTGTCTGCTTGTGTCAGCCAGTTATATTCAATAGCAGTAGAATTAGACTGCGTGTTAAGACCAGATACTCCGAGGGCATCTAATACCAAAGGTTGTAATGGTTTTGAATTAGGCAACTTGCCACTCCAGTTCGTTAGACACACGTGCTACGTCTTGGGCTACTAAATCAGCCACAGCATTAGCATAGTTATTGTTTACAATATCCAGTTGTGTACCACCGTCCTCTCCACGTTCTGAGATTGCTTTGGCAACCGCACCAAGGACAACGACATTTGCGTTTACCGTTATAGTTGTAGCTGCTGAACTTAGGTCATCCTGCGGGTCTACAAGATATAGGTCAATACTTTCAACACTGTCAGGAGTTGGATGTAGTTGAATCTTAGTAGCTGTGGTTGAATAGTAAGACGGTAGACCTTTCTCATCTGTAGGTAACTTACGTCTCTTAATCCAAGACGCGTCTACACTCTGTAACATACCACCGTCTGATTGTCTATATGTGTTAATAAGGCGGTGTCTATCTGAAGCGCCTGTTATTGTGTACTCTGATGTACCGTCTACGGTAGCTAATGTGGTTACACTACGGAGAGCTGTCCAGTTCCAAGCATCTTCTACTTCACGTTTAGCTTCGTTTACAAACTCACCTATTAACTTTTGGTAGTCTGTAGCCTCACCAGCATCGTTAAGACCACCAGCCCAGTCTGCACCAATTGTGTCTTCTCTGAGCCTACGTAAGACAGAATCTATTGCTTCTCTAAATGTCATATGTTACTTCCCCTTAGCTAGTTGAGCGCCGAAGTAGAACTCTACAATCATAGTTGCCCAAGCAAATACTTCGTTAAATTTAATCAAACCTCGTACTGTTACGTACTCAATCTGGTCTGGTGTAATAGTA